TTTCATTTGTCCTAGTGATCTTGCGCAGAATGATTTTCTACGTTTAGCAGCTTTTGATCCTGGCTTCACTTTTCCAGTCACGGCTGTTTTTAGTTTTGAGCCAGGATTTAGTCTTCTATAGGCTTTGACACCTGCTCTTGTCATGCCTGCTCCAGATTTTGTAGATCTAAAATTTTTTTTATTTCTAGGCGGCATGCCACCTTTTGAAAAACTTTCTCTAATTTGAAAATCGTTTCTCATTACACCATACCTTTGTAATATTTTTGATAACTTTTATTACCAACTTTTACACCACCTAAATCACCTTTTATATGAGTCCCCTTATAATTTCTTTGTGCTTCTCTTACCATTTTCATTCCTATTGAGCCACCATCTCTAGCTTTCTTTCTTGCGAATGTTTTTACGTTTGTAGGTTTAGGTCCCACATTGGCAGCTGCCCGTTTCCTGGCAACGGCAGATCTTCTCTGTCCCTCCGACATTCTTCTCGCTTTCGCTAGAGGCACGCATTTTGGATACTTCCGTTTCGCATCCGCTTTTTGTTTTGAACGGCCACACTTTGCAAAGGAACCATCTTTTCGTTTGCTCCCAATATCTACCCATTTTTGTTTGAACCATTTGTCTAAACCATTTTTTGACATTATCTTCTCGCTGCGCCAAATCCTTTGATTTGTATGCGACCACCATTTTTAAGTCCTTGTCGTTTTAATCTAGTAGTAGCTTCCATTAAACCACCTTTGGCTTTTTTACCTCTAAAGTCTTTTCTTTTTACTCCAGAAGGATCTTTAATTTTACCTGCACATATTTTAGATGCGTAGGCATTAGCATAGGCGCTAGGGTACACCTTAAATTTTCGCTTTGCTGCGGCTTTACCTCTAGGACATAGTTTTGTCATTATTTTTTACCCATTTTCTTTTTCATAAAAGCTCTAAGACCTGGATTTAACTTAGACATACCGCCGCCCATTTTTTTAACTCTGCCACCCATAGCCATTTTACCTTTGCCATCAGCAGCATAAAAAGGAACTCTTTCACCTTTTTTATTAGTTACCATTTTAAGTTTGCCACCTTTATTCATCATAGATCGCTTTTTCATCATACCGCCACCCATTTTCATGCTTCTTTTACCGTAGTCGTTTCTCATTATTTTTTTCCTCCGTTTCTAAATATTTGAGTACCCTTTATACCAAAAATACTAGCAACTACAAGTATCCATAAGTTAGTAAACCAACTTGGAAGGGTAGAAAAGTATTCAAAGAATAACTTAACCTTGTCCATTGCCTCTGGATCGTCACTTATAACCGCCCAAGCTAGTACAACTATGGGAGCGCTTAATATAAGCAATACGAATTCGTCTTTCCAGTCCGATTGTCTTGCTTCTAACAGCTTACCTTGGTAAGCCTCCTCTCCTCGAGCCATCTTTTCTGCGTGCATTAACTGTGCATCAGACATTGCCATCTTAGTTTTTTGTCTATTGCTGTAAATTTTGCTTCCAGCTTGTAATGCAATCTTTGCTAAACTAAACCATGCCATAAATTACTCCTTTTTTAACTCATTTGATAAAATTGTTTTTTCAATAGACGTGTCAGCACGTAAATTTGCTAATTTTTCATTCTGTTCGAGCTTTTCTTCTTGTGTATCTTTGTTCATCATAGCTCTCATACGGTCAAGATTGATTCTTTCTTCACCTTCTTGTCGTTTTCTAGCATTTTCTTGTGCTTGTAGGTCTAATTCTCTTGCTCTAAGCATTGCAATAGGGTCATTTCCAAATTTAGATGTAATTTTTGTTTCCTCTTTCATAAAATCTTCCATCATTTCAGATATTAACACAGCTTTTCTAGAATCAATACGTTGCTGAAGCGCCATTGCTTGTCTTTGCATCTGTGGATTCATCTGTGCTTGTTGCATCATAACTGCTAATTGAGGTAATTCAGTTCTAAATTCTAATTCTATTTGCTCTTGTGCCATTAAACTTATGTGTTCAAGTATATTTTTTTGTATTGCAGCTCCAACCATAGGTGCATTTTTAACCATATTTGTTTGTAAAAAATTTAAATGCGCTGTGATGTGTGCCTGATGGTCTTGACCAGGAAAAGCTTGAAACGGTTTACCTGCTAAAGCATCAATATGTTCTAATGCTGGATCTTTTGGTGTAGGTGGTTGTGGTCTAATTAAAATTTTATCTACATCTTTTACACCCAACGCTTCATACATATTCCTGTAAACTTCATATTGATTATGAATAGCTGGATTCGAGGCAGCCAGTTGCATCTCTGTCTGTGCGAGGGAGATCCTTTGTGTTTGGGAAAAAATATTTGGATCTGCAACTGGCATTATATCTACTCGGTCATCGAAGTCTAATTGTTTGATTTGCCTCTGTCCTCCGACAACATCATAGGGGTAGATTGGAGGTAGATATAACTTGAAAACTCTTGCTAATAAACTAAATTCTTTTTTCATAGAAGCATATAATCTCTTGTGAATAGCAGACATCGTTCTGCTTCCTCTTTCCAGCATAGCAACTGTCGTGCCCACTGCTGCTGATTGATTACCCTCTCCTACCTGCAAGTCTGCTATTGAAGCGAATCTTTGACCTGCTTGTACCACGACACCCATAAGTGCTAATAATGTTTGCGATGGTTCTTTAAAAGGAAGAGTCATGAAAGCATCTCTTAGATTTCCACCAGGTGCATCTACATCTCGAAACTCTCCAGGTTGAATAGATTGAGACTCATCTCTCATTTTTATACCACGCATTTTAAATCCAGCAGGTAAATTAGATAATGTTCCTGCATCAAGTAGTGATCTTAAAGCTGATGTTGCAGTTCTAGACAATCCACCGATCATGTGAATTAATCCAAAACCATAAAAGCCAAGACCAGGTAAAAATTTAAAATGAACAAAATAACTAATTTTACTTTTAGTTGGATCACCTATTTCATAATTTCTTCTTATAGATAAAACTTCTTTTGATCCTTCTTCAATAGTTACAATGTAAGGTAATTTTATTCCTGTTGGATCGCCTCCAGCAGTAACGTCATTAAATCCGTCAATGTCTAAGTTCACGTGACACTCTAGTAAAGAATACATTTTTTCATCTTTACCTTTTCTTGTGCCATCTAATTCTCTTTCTTTTTTATCTGTTTCAGACTCGTTCATGTAAGCAGCGTTTAATTCTATGTCTCTATAGAAACCACCCACTTGTTGTTTTCGTAATTCGTTTTCGGATATTTTTATTGTGTGTATAATTGTGTCTGCATCTTCTAGTGATGTTGCAGTATATGGCACGACTAAATCATCTGCAGGAACAAATTTAGAAACAGCTCTACCCATTACTTCATCATAGTAAACTTTTTTAAATGCAGATCCTGACAACGGTAAATAAAATAACATCTGATCAAATTCAGCTTCATATTCTTTCATCTCTGACATGATCGTGTAATTCATAAAATCTTTTACACGCTGAGATTGTTGTTCTCTATCTGGTGTTGATAGTCCAATAATTTGTGTTCTTACTGGTCCACCTGCAGGTAATAATTCTTTGTAAGCTAAAGATTGAAACTGAGTTACAGCTTCTGCTAATACAGGATGCGTGGCACCTGATGCACCTTTGAATGGTTCTGTTTTACTTTCGTATTTAAATCCTAGTAAATCTAATCCTGATGTATATGCTTTTTCCCAATCACCTCTTGATGATTTGTAGTCTTGATAATTTGCTGAAAGTTCTTGACCAATAGGCATAAGAACCTCTTCGGGTAATAGTTCTGCTAAGTTTGCAAAATGATCTTGGCCTTGTTCTAAATTAACTTTTGATGGATCAAAATTAATATCTACACTACCATCTTCGTTTGGTTGAACTTCAATAGGTTCTTGTGGATCTTTTTGTGTTTTTTCTATCTCTACCTGTAATTCATCTGGGCTAGGTATGTTTATTGTTTGCTCTACGTTTGGAAGAGCTTTATCTACGTCTGCCATTATTTTTCTCCAATCGAACCACTTTAACCTTTTTATTTTTAATATTCAACCCCTGTGGGTTAGGTCCTCTTTTAGGCGGTGCCCCTGTTGTTAATTTTTTCCCCATATTACCAGTAGTAACTATATTTTTTTGGAGGAAGTTTTTCGTCCTGGTAATCTTCAGGATGAGTAACTAGACCCCCTTGTCTAAATCTCATAATAGCTTGAGTCATTGAGTCAACCAAATCGTCATGCTCTCCATACGGAAAAGCAGCACATTCTTCAATAACCTCTTGTGCAAACTTTTTATCTGTCGGAGCCCATATCATACCACTTTCAAATAATGGTGCAACAGAATTAACTCTTGTGTGCTTATCATTTCCTTTTGATGGACTAAAATTTACCACAGGTATACCCATAGCTCTAAGTTCATAGGTTAGTGGTAATCCACTAGCTTTTGCCTCAACCAAGACAGTCTCTGGTTGCCAGTAATCGTATTGCTCTTTGGCAAGTCGTCTTAACTCTGGAAACTCTAATCTGTCTTTTACGGCATCTAATAATATTAAATTGTGTGGCATATCCTCATTCTCTTGAAACACACCCCATGTTGTAATTGCAGAATAGTCAGCAGTTTCTTTTTTCATAAACGCTGTATCATAGGATTGTATGACATGTTTTAAAGCGGGTAAGGTTTCCTTATCCCATTTCTGCCACCACTCACGCTTGATGATAGCACCTTCTTCTGATGTTGGGTTTTGCATCCACTGTGCGTTCCATTTACCAACAGATAGTGATGCTTTAACTGCATCGAGTTCATCTAGTTTCCAATACTCTGGCCACACAGGTTTACCTGATGGCATAATAGCTGGAAACTCTACAATTTCCCATTGATCTTCTTTTTCTTCTTTTTGTGAATTTAATAACATACCTGT